AGGGCAGGGGGGGTGGGGTGGTATGTACAATATGGATGGTATCCGCACAGGGCGAGAGCGTTATCTCCCACAATAGGGGTGGGGGGTGTTTTTTTAGGGATCCTACCCTTATTTTATATAGCGTTTAGCGCCAAATTTAGTGTTAAAAAGAATCTACCACTTGACCTTGTTGGCCCAGTAGGCGGCACTCATAGGTCCTTTAGCGATGTTTTTGGCGTGGCGTGTCTGGAATCTATGGCGGCGACTAGCGTATGCTGCTGATTCGTTTTCTTTTTTAGGGTTGCCTTTGACGCTTTGTTGACCGAATCGAATGGTCTTTACTTGTCCGCCTGATTTGGCGACAACGATGTGGGATTTGGTGGCATGGTCTGGGGTGGCTCTTGGTTTGTTGTAACCGCTAACTCCAGCTCGGGCTAAACGTGGGTCTTTTTTAGATGTTGCCATTATTTTGCTTTCTTACTGACTGCCATGTTGTCAATTAAGTTTGGGTATGGTCTTCCTGCTTTTTTGGCACGGGCTTTTGCTGCTGCTTTTTGTGCAGCACTTAGTGGTGTTGATTTGCGTTTTGGGTTCGGTTTGTCCCAAACCTTCCTGACTGTTGCCATGTGTTATCTCGCTCATTCTTCGCTCGAACTGTGGACGTAAACCCCGTCGCTTAGGCGACCGGGGTCACTGGTTTTCCTTCCCCCCCTATAGTCCCCCCCTTCCGTTACATTCAGTGTTTCGTCCACATGTGGGGGCGGACTGTTGGTTCCTAGCGTTAGCTAGCGAACAGCGAGTAAGTAACAAAGTGCGCTTATGTGTGATGAAGCAAAACGATGAACTCACTTTGAATTCAACTCAGCAACAATATGTTGAGTGGCTTTGCACTGCTCCTAGTGAGCGTCAACCTGCAACGAAAAAAGCGATGGCTGTTCATTTGGGTGTTGACATTACGACTTTGCGTCGTTGGGAAAAGAAGGATGTGTTCCGTCAGACTTGGAAAGATTCCGTTGACGAACTTCAGGGATCACCAGAACGTACACAGCGACTGCTGGACACGTTGTACTCCAAGGGACTTGATGGTGATGTGAAGTCTGCACAGTTGTATTTGCAGGCAACTAACCGCATGGCTCCGCCTACGGTGACGGTTCAGTCAAGCAAGAAGGCTGCTGAGCTTTCTGATGATGAACTAGATGCGCTGATTGCGGCTGTTGCTGAGCGTGAGAAGTCTCAGCGGACACAGTTGAGGGCGGTGTGAACATGGTTGAATGCCCTGAATGTGGAGAGGAGTACCCTCCTGTTGCTACTCATTGGATTTGCCCTGCTTGTGGTATTGATGATAATTCTCAGCCTAAGATGGCTGTTTTCGAGCTGAAAGAGGACTAAAACTAATATGGCTGTACCTGCTAAGCAAAACTTGGTTATGACTCGTGGTGATACGGAGAGTTTGGTTATCACTATGAAAGATGAAGCTAATGCGCCGATTAATATTTCGAGTCGCACGTATCGTGCTCAAATCCGTGCAACAAAAGACGCTGGCGCTATTAACGCAAGCTTTTCCTGTGCAGTAACTAATGCTGCCGCTGGAGAAATTACCTGCACGATTTTGCCGGCTGTAACTGCAACACTCAGTGTTGGCATTCATTACTGGGATCTTGAGGAAACCGCATCTGGCGTTGTTTCTACGGTGTTGGCTGGTTCAGTTAACGTACTTGCGGACGTGACACGCTAAATGGCAAGTACAACCATTGTCGTAACCAGGGGTGATGAAACCAATGGCATAGTTCGTACCGCTACGGTCAACGTAGTTTCTACGTCTGCTATTGGTCCTACTGGCGCAACGGGTGCAACGGGAGCCACTGGAGCAACCGGTGCGACTGGCGCACAGGGTTTGCAAGGCATACAAGGTTTTACTGGCGCCACAGGCTCACAAGGTCCAATTGGACTCACTGGAGCTACTGGCCCTCAAGGGGCTACTGGTCTTACTGGCGCTACTGGCGCCACTGGTCCAACGGGCGCTACAGGACCACAGGGTATCCAGGGTATTCAGGGAAACGTTGGTCCACAGGGGCCAATTGGATTAACAGGTGCTACTGGTCCAACAGGACCACAAGGCATACAGGGTATTCAGGGTTTTGCTGGTGACAAGTACCAAACAACATCAACAACAACGTTGACTATTGTTGCTAGTGGAAGCATTACCTTTACGATTGCTACTGGATTGTCGTACACGCACAACCAAACAATTCTTGTTTCGCATAACTTGAGCAATCACATGCATGCGGAAATTGACACCTACAACCCATTGACTGGCGTTGTGGTCGCAGTCGTTTCAGACTCTGATGGTTCTGGAACGTACTCAACTTGGGATGTAAACCTGTCCGGTGCTGTGGGCGCAGTCGGTCCTCAAGGACCTACAGGCGCTACTGGAGCAGTTGGCCCAACTGGGTCAACAGGAGCGACAGGAGCAACAGGACCTCAAGGTCCACAAGGTATCCAAGGGGCTACTGGACCTACAGGTTCAACTGGTGCAACTGGTCCAACAGGTGCAACTGGTCCGGGTGTTGCAGCAGGTGGAACCACTGGACAAATTCTAAGCAAGATTGACGGAACGAATTACAACACGCAGTGGATAAACATTCCAACAATCAATGCGCTTGATGATATTGGGAACGTAAACGTTCCATCCCCAGTAAACGGTCAAGCACTTGTTTACAACACTTCTACTACACAATGGATTGCTGGAACGGTCGCTACAGACCCAACTAGTAGTTCCAATTTTGCAGCAATCATGACAATGGATATAGGAGCATAAATGGCTATTGGAGATAGAAACGAATCACGTCTTGGTGGACCAATTCAACTTGGTACATCTACGACCACAATTGCTACAGCGCCGACTGGTTACGCAGAAATTATCAAGCAGATAATTATTACCAACACAGACACAATCGACCGCACGGTCACGCTTGCTATTGGTTCTGCAGCAACGGCTGCGAACCGCTTGTTGTCGGCATTGCCGATTGGTGCCAATGATGTAATCATTTGGGATACAGCGATTGTGCTTGCTGCAGGTGAAACCTTGCAGGGACTTTCAGATACAGCAGCGAAGGTGACAGTTACTGTTGTCGGTTGGGAAAAGCAGACCGCATAATGGGTTTATCTGTCGGCAAATCTGGCTACAACTACACATATACGACTGTAAATAATATTTTTTATCCGTATGGTGTGGGTAGTGGTGGAACATCATCCAACATAACTGTTGGTGGTTTGCCGCATAGAATGTTGACGTTTACTGGTTCTGGAACTTTTACTGTTACTACTGCTGGTATGTTTGATTGCACAATCATTGGTGGTGGTGCAGCAGGTAAAGCCAATGCTGGCGCAGGTGGCGGTGGTGGTGGCGGCGGAGCACTTGTCACATCTCAATTTGTTTATTTTGAAGTAGGAACACATACGGTTGGCATCGGTGCAGGTGGTTTGGTTCATCCTCCAGTTGCAGTTACACCATCGTTTGTTGGAAAGTATGCTAGTGGAAAACCACAAGGTCCAAGTGACGGAGGTTCAGCAAACTTGAATCCAAGCGGACCACTTGTTGATGGTTTTTCTGGAGGAAGTGGAATCGGTGTGGGACCAAACAACGGTTCCAACGGTGGTGGGGGTGGTGGTGGCATGGGTGGTGCTGGAACTAACGCCAATACCAACAAAGGCTACAACAACATGACAAACGGTGGTAACGGTGGTGCAGGAATTGACTGGTCTGCATGGCGTGGAGAATCTGCTGGGACAACACGGTATGGTGGCGGTGGCGGCGGTGGTGGTGGTTATGCAGGAACTGGTGGTTCCGGTGGTTCTGGTGGTGGTGGTAACGGTGCGTCTTATTACAACAGCAACGGTTCAAACGGAGCAGCCAACACCGGAGGTGGCGGCGGTGGTGGTTCCGATAACGGTGCTTACACCCAAGGTGGTTCAGGACTAGTTTTAATTAGGTTTAAGCTTTAGGAGAATAACATGGCACATTTTGCACAAATAGCAGGAGACACAGTTACGCAAGTCATTGTTGTGAACAATGATGATTGCGGGAACTTGGAGTTCCCGGCATCGGAACCAGTTGGACAAGAGTTTATTGCATCTATTGGTTTGTCTGGTGAATGGAAACAAACATCATACAATCACAACTTCAGGGGAACTTATGCTGGCATAGGTTATATCTATGATGAAGAATTGGACAAGTTTATTGCACCAGTTGTGGAGGTTATTGCGTGACTATTTCTGCTACTACACAAGGCATCAAACCTGGAGTCTGCCTCTCAACTAGTCGACCTGTGAACCCGTTTGATGGTCAGGTTATTTATATGACTGATGTTGACCAGACGGCGGTGTGGGATGGTACACAGTGGACGGTGTTGGCTCCTATTGCTGGTGGCAGAAACGGCATTATCAACGGTGCGATGAATGTGTGGCAACGAGGAACATCAAGTGCAAGTCAAGGATATGTAACCGCAGACCGCTGGTTTATGTTGGGTACATCAACCACCTTTAGCCAAGAAACATCAGACTTGCCAGCCAATTTTAGAAACGCTTTGAAATATACGATGTCAGGAACAGCGCAACCTTTTTCAATGCAGGCTATTGAGACACAAAATTCAATTAGGTTTGCTGGGAAAACTGTTGTTCTTTCGTATTATGTAAAGACAAGCAATTCAACAAATGCGATGGTGCGAATTGACTCATCAAACAATGTAGACGAATCCATCCAAGGCACTTATTCAGTTATTGCATCAAACTCGGTGGCAACTACGACATCTTGGAGGCGTGTATCATCAACTTTTACGATTCCGTCAACTTCTAGAACTTTGCGTATTCTTGTTGGCTCAGATGTGAACTTGACAAGCGGACAAACAATTTTAGTTACTGGTATTCAACTTGAAGAGGGTGCTGTTGCTACACCATTTGAGTTTGAAGATTTTGGTGTGACGCTTGCTAAATGCCAACGGTATTACCAAAGATGGCAAGCAAACGCAACAGATCAGGATGTAGGTATAGGTCAGGGTTTTGCGTCATCAACTACAAGTGCAAGAATCTACATACCTTTACGAGTCACAATGAGAACGAAACCATCAGCCGTAGAGTTTGCTACTTTGTCGGCTAACTCTATTACTGCTGGATATGCTGTTACCGCTGTATCTCTTGTTGCCTCTGTGAATAATCCAGAAGTTGGTGTGGTAACGATTACTGCAACAAACATGACTGCCAATGTCCCAATTTTTGTTAATGTTTTTGGTTCGGCTACTGGTTACTTTGCATTTACGGCGGAGTTGTAATGTTTTATTATCTTGACATTGACGGTTTGAAAGGCACACAACGCCACATCTTGCAGCCATTAGCAGACGGTGGAGTTATGTCGTTCCCTTTAACTGACGACAACCCAAACAAGCCTGCTTATGACAAGTGGGTTGCTGAAGGTAACACCGCCGAAGAATGGAGTCCAGATGCCACTGTCTAGTGTTGTTGGTGCACAGTCAATTGTTAAGCCTGGTGTGTGTACGTCGTCTACTCGTCCTGCGTCACCGTTTGAGGGGCAAATGATTTATGAGACCGACACGGACATTTTGGCTATTTGGAATGGTACGGCTTGGCGACAGTTAGCAGCCGCAACCAAAACAGGTTCAGTGCTACAGGTGGTGTCTTTTGATGTTTCCGCAAACGTTAACTACACAACAACTCTTGTTACTTCAGGCATAACCGCAACAATCACGCCATCTAGCACCGCTTCAAAGATTTTGATTACTGGATGTACGAAGAACATCTCTCATGGTGCTGCGAGAGACTGGACTGAAATGAGACTGTATAAAAACGGTTCTTCTTTGGTTCTTCTTGATGGTTATATTGGGGACCAATCAACAACTGCAACGGCTATGTCAATGGGTGGTGTCCCCTTCAACTATCTGGATTCTCCTGCAACAACTTCAGCAACAACGTATGCAATTTTTCTTAAAACGGTACTTGGACAAACATGGACTGTCGCTGGTGGTTCCATCACTTTGATGGAGATAGCAGGGTAGTTAATGACTACCACCTATAACCAAGCAGGGTTTCTTTACAACCAAGCAGGGGCAATCTACCTCAACTACGGGTTTTTTGGCTTCTGATATGGAGTTGTAATGAAAATTAAAGTAACGAAAGGACTTTAAGGTATGGCTTTAACAATCCCCCACTCCTTTACCAATTCAACCGTTGCGGAAGCCGCTGAGGTCAATTCAAACTTCTTAGCTGTAAAGATCTTTGTGGACGCAATCCAGGACGGATCTGGCATTTCTTCCAGTGCGATTGTCGAATCAAAGATTGCGACAAGCGCTGTATCTTCGGACAAGATTGCAAGCAACTCGATAACCGAAGTAAAGATCGCAGATAACGCTGTCACGCAAGCAAAGCTTGCTGACCGTGTTGTGGGTTCAGCTGAACTGGACAACCTAACGCTTAACCCCGTTGTGGACACGTACACGCTGGTTCTTGCAGACGCCCACAAACTTGTGACCCTGAACAAGGGAACTTCGTTTACCGTAACTGTTCCAACTGAAGCAAGTGTTGCATTCCAGGTTGGTGACCAAGTGAACCTATTGCAGATTGGTGCTGGTCAAGTAACCGTTGCTGGTGCTGTTGGTGTTGACGTACGTTCACAGGGACCAAAGTTGAAACTTAATGGTCAATATGCTGCAGCAACTTTAGTAAAGATTGCTGCGAACGAATGGGTTCTTATCGGCAATACGGCGGCATAGTCATGCAAATACTTGCCGGCGTGGGTTCTTCGGAACAATTGCCAACACCAATCCTTAGTGCTGCCACAGCAACCTATGGTGGTTTTACTTTTACCATTAGCAATTACAATGCGGCCAATGGTTACACAATAAGTACATCTGCTGGTTCTGTTTCTCGTACTGGTGCAACTGTGACACAAAGTGGTCTTTCGAACGGTGCGTCAGCAACAGTTACAATATTTTCCACCAGAGCTGGATTTACCAGTTCGTTTTCTGCTACACGTGCTGGAACAGCAATCCCAACGTGTACAAACACGGGTTATAGTTTTACTACAACAGAGGGTGGAAACTTGAGCACATGTGGAATCATTCCATGTGGTGCTGGTCAAAACCCTGCATATGATATTCTTCATATCCAAGTTACACCAGTACCATGTATGAGCGGAGCCACCGTGGTCACGGGTGGATACGTTTACAGCATCGGTGGTTGGTACTGTCTAAACACCGGACTTACCTGTCCATAAGGAGAAACAATGTCAGATTACACTGGTCCAGATCTAAATAAGCCACACAACTTTTTTGCATTTATTATTGATGGTGAAGTTGTATGGATGCACATGTTGTACGAGGAACTTGAGCAGATGACTGCCGTTTATGGTTCCAGTCCAACCATTGTCCAAGTTCCAAAAGAACTTGGTGGAGTGGTTCAAATGGGATGGAAGTTTGATGGTAAAAACTTTTCTGCAGAATGACCCCTTGGGAGAAATACAAGGAAAAGGTCGGGACTACAAGACCTTGGGACTTGTTGAATCTAAATGTTCCTAGGGCTTCGGTTGGAGTTGCTTCTGCTCGGCTTGAACTTTGTTTAGAGTGCCCAGAGCTAGTCAAGGTAACGAAACAGTGTAAACAGTGTGGGTGTGTAATGCCGGGGAAAGTAAAACTTCTCGAAGCGACATGCCCCTTGGATAAATGGTAGGAGAATCATGCAAAAAGTAAAAGACTTTATCTATAACAACCCAGTACGAGTTGCAGCATTTGTTTCATCTGCTGTGGCATTGATTGTGTCATTTGTTGTGCCTGATGTTCCAACAGAACCGGCAATTGCATTTGTTCTCAGTGCACTTGGTCTTGGTGAGTTTGCACAACGTGCAGAAAACAATAAAACTGATGAAGCATTATTTACCGAGGTACCTGAAGAGGAATAATGGAACTGACCGACCTTCTCAATGAGAAGGAATGGCGTAAATGTAAAGGTGCAGAAGGTGCCACTACAGATGAACTTGTGGCCGCATTTTCTCATTTCTGTTCAACGTATTGGACCATTCGTCATCCCGAACGAGGACGAATAAAGTTTCAACTGCGAGAAGCGCAGGAAGAAACAGTACGCACTTGGATTGACTCCAGATACAGCATCGTGCTTAAGGCACGACAGATTGGATTTTCCACCCTGGCTGCAGCATTTACATTCTGGGAATGTTATTTTTGGGGTGACCGATTCATAGTCATGCTCTCACGCACAGAGCGTGAAGCATCAAAGCTTCTGCAGAAAACCAAGTACGGCTACAAGATGCTTCCACAATGGATCAAACTCCGTGGACCTGATTTGGTTTCTGACAACCAACTAAAGATGGTGTTTGCGAACGACTCCTCGTTGGAGTCTTTGCCATCTGGCAATGACCCTGCTCGTGGTGAATCCGTTTACCGTGTGGTAATCGACGAAATGGCGTTCTTGCCTGACGCTGAATCCGCTTGGGCATCTATCGAACCAATTGCAGACGTTGGTGGTCGAGTCATATGTTTGTCTACAGCCAACGGTGAAGGCAACATTTTCCATACGTTGTGGGTTGGTTCACAGAACGGAACTAACCGCTTTACTGGTATCTTTTTTCCATGGTCAGCAGGTGACCGTGATGAGGATTGGTATGAAGCGAAGAAGCGTGACTTGCCAGACTGGCAGTTGGCTCAGGAATACCCAAGTGATCCAGACGAAGCGTTTGTCCGTTCTGGTCGTCCAGTCTTTGACTTGGACGCTTTGCGAGGAATCGAAGCGATTGACCCTTTGAGAGGGTATTTGAAAAAAGGTTATGGGAAAAACGTTTACGACTTCTTAGATGATGGCGGAGAACTAGCAATCTGGGATATGCCGACTATCGGTGAGGTTTATGTCATTGGGGCTGACGTCGCTGAAGGCTTGGGTCATGGTGACTACAGTTCTGCCCACGTGATTTCTGCATCCACAGGTTTGATGGTGGCACATTGGCATGGGCACATTGATCCAGACTTGTTTGGTGAAGAAGTCCTAAACGCTTTGGGTTGTTTCTACAACTACGCACTAGTGGGTGTTGAGTCAAACAACCATGGTCTGACAACTCTGAAAGGGTTGCAGAGAGTTGGGTACAAGAACCTGTACCGTCAACGCAAGATGAACCACAGGAACCCTCAGCCTGGCGAAAGTATGGGTTGGAGAACGACTTCTGCATCAAAGCCTTTGGCAATTGACGAACTTGGCGCATCAATTCGTGATGCAAGTTTGACGATGTACGACAGCAGGACAATTGCTGAATTACGTACATTTGTGCGACTTGCCAACGGCAAAATGCAAGGCTCTCCACACGACGACCGTGTAATGTCCTTGGCGATTGCCAACCAGATGCTGAAGTATGTTTGGTTGCCTGAGTACCGGCACGACCAAGAGCCAGTTAAAAACTCTTTAGCTTGGTGGGAGCGGTATATTATTCAGGAATACAAGCCAACTCGTCCCAAAATCGGGGCATTCAATCACGCAGGGTAACGATTTGAGGTTATTAAGATGAAAAGTTATCGCTGCCTAACATGTTTGACCGAATTTGAAGCAGATGAACTCCCAAGACGGGGGTCGATTTGCTTTAAGTGCCATGTCAAAACTATCCGTTTGGGATTTACCTATGGACAAGAAGATTTCCATGGACCAACAGTTGGCGAACGCCAACGCCACACCGTTGAACAAGCCAAGATAAATGGCTACAACGCCGAGCCAGTGACGAACTGGATGTAATGCGGTGGAGAGTGTGTGGGTACCGCTGGCGGTCGCAGTCATCACGGGTCCTGTTGTGGTAGTACTCCAAAAGTTACGGAAAGAAAACACTGACCAACATGCTGAAGGAAGACTCCTGCTCAAAATGATTGGCACCAAAGTTGACAAGATCGGTTCAAAACTAGACAACCACATTGGTTGGCACGAAGGTCAGAAGGACACTGAATAATGGCACGAACAAGTAATCGAGAAATCATTACCAAGTACCGCAACAAGATTGAACAATCACGCCGTTGGAGGCGTGAAGAAAACTACGACGATACATGGACACGAATGATCGACATGTACCGTGGCAAGCATTTCCGCACAGCTTCAGAAGAAGACCGTCTGCTTGTCAACATTGCTTTTGCAACTATCAACGTTATTGCTCCTGGAGTCAGCGTTAACTACCCAAAAATTACCGTGAACGCAAAACGTCACGAAGATGCACCACGTGCTGTAATCACAGAAGAGATTGTGAACTATTGGTGGCGTCACTATGACTGCCAAAAGGAATTCCGTCGTGCAGTAAAAGACATGCTTGTACTTGGACACGGTTGGGTAAAAACCGGTTACCGCTTTGTCGAGAAGGAAGACGGATCATACGATACGGCTGACGAACTTGCAGCACCAGAGTCAATTACCGAAAGTGAATTGATTATAGCCGAAGACCGTCCGTTCATCGAACGTGTATCTCCGTTTGACATTTTTGTGGACGCAGATGCAACATGCATGACAGATATGAGGTGGATCGCACAGCGACTCCGCCGTCCTCTGGAAGATGTCAAGAAAGACAAGCGATATAACTCTGCAGCACGTGAAGTGGCAGCCCCATCACATTACAGTAAGTATGGCCAAGAAGGACACACACCACGCCGTTCTGAAAGCCCAGAAGATTCATACGTCGAGATCTGGGAGTTCTACGACCTAGATCGTGGACTGATGTCAGTGTTCTGCGATGGTGGAGACAAGTTCTTGGTTAACCCAACCAAGATTCCGTTTGCTTTCGGTCACCCATTTGTCATGCTTCGCAACTACGAGGTGCCAGAGTACTTCTACCCAATTGGTGAATTGGAAGCAATTGAACCGTTGCAAATGGAATTGAACGAAACTCGTACACAGATGATGAACCATCGCAAGAGGTTCTCACGCAAGTGGTTGTACAAGGAATCAGCATTCGATGCTGATGGTCGTTCGGCCTTGGAGTCCGACGAGGACAACGTAATGGTTCCTGTTATTTCTGAAGAAGCATTGGGCGGTGTTATCACACCAATGCCAGCAGTAATCAGCCCACCAGAGTTCTACAACCAGTCTGAACTTATCTCACAAGATATCGATCGTGTGTCTGGTGTATCTGAATATCAGCGAGGCTCTCTCCCAGAGATCCGTCGTACGGCCACAGAAGCGGGCATCATCCAAGATGCTGCTAACGCACGTTCTGCAGACAAGCTTGCAATTATCGAACGAGCAATTGGAGACTGTGCACGTCGTCTGGTCATGCTTGCTCAGGAATTTATGACTGGCGAACAAGCAGTTCGTTTGGTTGGCAAGGGCAGCGAACAGATGTGGATCAGTTTTGACCGTGACTATATCAAGGGTGAGTTCGACTTTGAAGTTGAAGGCGGCTCAACTCAACCGGTAAACGAATCATTCCGTCGTCAGATGGCAATGCAGGTTGTGGACGCAATGGCACCATTCGCAAGTGCTGGAATTATCGATATGCCAAAACTTGCAACATATGTGTTGCAATACGGTTTCGGTATCAAGTCTGCATCTGGGTTTATTACCCAGCCACCTCCTCCTGAGCCACAGCAGGCACCAGCTCCGCAGGAGCAGATGCCACCAGAGGCAATGCCTCCACAAGGTCTACCACCAGAAGCAATGATGCAGGGAATGCCACCACAGGGTGACATGGGTGGCTTGCCACCTGAACTTGCATCACTTCCGCCTGAGTTGTTACAGCAACTCTTGCAAGGTGGTGGAAACATGTCTCCTGGCATGTAACGGAAATACCCCATCTATAGAGCAACCAACAAAGGACTCAAACAGCGATGAGCGACATAATTAGCAATGAAGTCGAAGCCGACTTGGCCCCTACAGAGGGACAACCACAGGAAGTTACCGATGTAGTTGAAAACCTCAGCGAAGCGGAAATCGAACTGCTTCCTGTTGATGAGTTCGGTGACAAGTATGTCTCCGTTCAAGTCAATGGTGAAGACTTAAAGGTTCCACTCAAAGAGGCGCTTTCTGGATACCAGCGTCAAGCGGACTATACCCGCAAGACACAGGAACTCAGCGAGCAACGACGCCAATTTCAATTTGGTGCTGCTTTGCAAGAAGCCTTGCAGAACAACCCTAAAGAGACGTTGGACTTGCTTTCCAAACATTACGGTACAGCAGAGCAACCTTCAGTAGATGAAGAACTCTTGCTTGATCCAGTTGAAAAGCAGTACAAGCAGTTAGAACAACGAGTCCAGGCTTTCGAACAACAGAAAGCAATGGATGAGTTGGAACGAACTGTGGAAGCGTTGCAGAACCGATACGGCTCTGATTTTGATGCTAATGAGGTTGTTGCCAAAGCTCTCGCTTTGGGTTCAACTGATTTAGAGGGCGTATATAAGTCAATTGCTTTTGACAAGGTTTATGAGGATGCACAGGTTGTGCGCACTCTTCGTGAGAAGAAGGCGCAAGAAGCAGCCCAGATTACTCAGGCCAAGCGTCAAGCAGCGGTGACCGGTACAACCACATCTTCTTCAACGGCTGATGTATCGGCAAAACCAATCACATCATTACGAGATGCTTTTGAAGCCGCAAAACGGCAGATGAGCGTTTAACAACCTAAGGAGAAATCATGTCAAACCCAAACTTTGACCAGTTGCTCTCAACGACGCTTGCTAACTACCGCAGCCAGTTGACAGACAACGTGTTCACTGCCCGCCCACTCACCTACTTCCTCATGGACAAGGGCCGCATTCGTATGCTTAACGGCGGTACGAAGATTATCGAACCTCTTATCTACGGCAAGAACTCAACTGTTGCATCGTACTCAGGTTACGACACACTGAGCCTTACTGCACAGGATGGCATCTCAGCTGCAGAATACGATTGGAAGCAGTACGCTGCATCTATCGCAATCAGCGGTATTGAAGAGGCAAAGAACAACGGCGAACAAGAAATCATCAACCTTTTGGAAGCGAAAATCATGCAGGCTGAAGAGTCAATGCGTGAATCTTTCAACCAGATGTTCTTTGGTGACGGAACCGGCAACAGCGGAAAGAACTGGAACGGTCTTGGAAACCTAGTTGAGGCTTCAGGAACCGTTGGCGGTATCAACCGTGCAACTGCAGGCAACGAGTACTGGCGTTCGTACGAGGAAAACACCGCAGGTGCTTTGACCCTCGCACAAATGGCAACGGCGTACAACAGCGTGTCTGTTGGTAACGACCACCCAGACATGGTGCTTACGAGCCAGACTTTGTTCGAAAAGTATGAGTCGTTGTTGCAACCACAGTTGCGTTACACCGACACCAAGACGGCAGATGCTGG